ATTGGAGTTCCTGAATCATCAGTAGGTCCTGTTGCACAGAAGAATGGTGGTGCAGTTTCTTGAGCAGTAAGAGTTAATGTGAATCCTGAAAGGTCTCCCATAGCGGCTCCTGTTACTACTGTTCCACCTGTTACCTCGCATCCGTGTTCTTTACCAACTAAGAAGAAGTTTCCGTTATAATCTTCAACTACAACTTGTGGTCTTCCGTGTGCTAATAGTTTTATTTGTTCTTGAGTTGCTACATCTAAGAATGTTAAAGTAACATTTAAAGCAGACTCATAGAATGTCGTTCCGTTTTCTCTTGATGAAGTAATTGTAGTTTCTAAAGAAGAATTACCTTTTATTTCATACTTGTAAAACGACTCGGCATCATTTAAGGTGATAGTTCCCGAAGAAGGCGACAACGCTGCAGTAGTATCAGAATAAGGCCCAAAGAAAATATTCTTTAGTCCTCCGACTGCACTCTTACAAGGTAGCGACCTTCCGTTTGATACATTACAAGCCATATTTTTTAGTATTAAAAAAGGGCAGGCAGGCTCTGTGGCTTACCTACCCTTCTATAGTTATTTATTCAGTTAATTAAGCTAAAGTCAATAAAGCAAGGTCAGAACCGATTCCGTACTGAATACCTGCAGTAAAGCGCATAATCAAACGAACATTCTGAGAACCATCAAGGTCAGCCATATCAAGTAGCTTAACTTCGTTGTGGTCAGATAATAATCCTGTACCGAAGTATAGGTTAGAAGCTTCTCCTGCAACGATGTGGTCAGAAGGCATACCCGGAGTAAGTTGTACTTTGATTCCTTCGAATGCTAAAGCGTTTCCTCTATCATACCAAAGAGAACCTTGATTGTTTACACCCGCTGCTCCTAATCCTGAAGCACCAAATCCACCTAAAGCACGAACATAAGCTTGGAAAGCTACTGTTGGAACATAGATAGTTAAATCTTCTTTACCATATACTGCAGAAGGAAGAGCGTCAACTACGTTTCCTAAAAGAGTAATAATGTTTGAAGAAGTAAAAGAAGTTTCAGCTCCATTAGCAGCATCGTTTACATCACCATCAGCAGCCATAAGAGTAGTGAAACCATCAAACTCACCTGCAGTAGCGTTTACTCCACCCCAAATGTTTTGTTCAGTTTTCTCAGCTACTTTAGCAATATAATGTCCGATGATAAAGTCAGCGAATGAAGGAGGTAGATTATCAAATGCTCCGATTCCCATCTCGATAGCTTCCCAATCAGAACGGAAGTCTTTTTTACAAAGCTCTACGTTTACTTGGAATTCCTCAGGCTGAAGAATACGCTCAGTAAGGGTTACCGAACCTGTAGCTGAAAAATCGCAGGTAGCATCTTTAATTGCATCTGCAGTAGCTACTTTTTTAACTACCTCTTTGTATTTAACATTAGGTTTAACTGTAATTGCACCATCAGCAAGAGTCTTTCCTGATAAAAGTGCCGCAGAGATATAGTCTTTTGCAAACTGACCTGCGTAAGTAGTAGTGATTGAAGTTGTTGTTGCCATTTTATTTGTTGTATAATTTTTCGAATACTAAATCAACTGTTGTTTTTGGTCTGTTAGCAGAGAACTTTTTGTACTCAACTTGACCTTTTGCTTCAGGAGAATGTTTAAGAGGTTCTGAAGCAGGTTTCGAAAGTTCTTCTTTCAAGTCTTCTACTTCTTCTTTAACTTCTTCTGACATCTCTTCTTTTGGCTTCATCATATCGTAGATTTCTTCTACCATAGATTTAATCTCAGCCAATTCTTGTTTTGTAGCGTATTTATCTTCTTCCGCTAACTCTTCAGTAGCTTCCATCTCTACCTCAGGCTCTTCTACTTCTTCAGCAGACGCTTCTGAAATGTCAGCGATGATTCCTTCTTCTTCCACTCTTAAGATTCTACCATCTTCCATAGTGTACTCTCCGACAGGAACTGCTACTCTTTCGTCTTCGGTAACAATAAATACCTCATTTCCTGCTTCGAAAACTTCTGCTTCTAAAACAGTACCGTTTTCTAATGTCATTTGAGCAAGAGCCACTTCTTGAACTTCCTCTGCGGTTTGTTCAGAAAGCTCTACACCCAAAAGATTTTTGATTTCTT